TCTTCTTCTTCTGCAGATTTTTCTGACTTTTTGGGTTTAGCGTGTGATGGATCATTGTAACCTTCAGAAAATGCTTGCCCGAGCGTGCGTCCTGCCAACTGATACTCTGCGCGCATTTTTTTGAGCTCGGCGATCTCTTGACGCAACTGCGCTTTTTTGTTGCTGTCAAATGTAATGGCCAGTTGTACTTCTTTTCCGAATATCTGTATATTAGCAATGAGCGTCTTTACACCATTGACTGCATTTTCAGCGCCTTGCTTGAGCGCAGCCCATAATCCGCCGACGATGCGCCGTACCGTCTCGCTATTATTGTACAGCGTGATCATCCCGGCTGCCAGTGCGGCTACTAAACCGATTACAAAGCCGATGGGATTTGCTTTAAATGCTTTATTAAGCCCTTTTGTGGCAAATGTGACGATTTTAGTTTTCGCTGCAAGGTAAATGTCTGCGGCGGCTTTTGCTCTTGATGCTATGGCCCCAGCGATAAATGCACTATTCAAGCTCAGTACGGCGACCAGTAGCGATGCGATGGTGTCTTTGTTTTCGCGCACAAATTGCGGAATGGAGCGCAACACCTCTACGAATGTGACTATACCTGCGCCTACAATGGCGATCGCATTGCCGACACCTCTTATGACGTCGGCGGCAGTGTTGATGACGTCAGCAAATTCGCCGGTCGCCTTTTTGCCTTCAAAAAGATTTTGAGTCAATCCTTCAAAAAACTGACCTAAAAAGGCGAGCGCAGGCTTGAGCACAGGTATCATCCTGTCGCCGATGCGCTTGATAAACTCATCGATATTACCACGCAATGTCGAAAAGAGGCCGGACATCGTTTTGCTTTGCGCTTCCAGAGCACCGGCAAACTTGCCGCCATCTTCTGCAGCACGCTTGAATGCTTCTCTGAGCATATCAAAGGTGATGCGCCCTTGTGACTGAAGCTCTTTGATCTCGGCTCCGGACTTGCCCAGCATGTCGCCCAGTATCTGATATACGGGTACGCCTTGATTGATAAATTGAAGCGCATCTTGTCCCATCAGTTTCCCGGCGCCGGCAACCTGACCGAATACTAACGAAAGACCTTTGAGGTCTGCACCGGTAGCGGCGGCGGCATTGCCGAGAATCTCAATATCTGAAAGTACCGTCTCGGCGGATCTTCCATATCCGAGCAACGTCTTTGCCGCTGCTTGCACTTCTGCAGGCTCAAAAGGTGTCGCAGTAGAAAAGGCATTGAGCTCTTTCATCAATGCAACGGCGCGCTCTTGATCGCCGATCAGAATCTTAAATGAAGCGGAAGTAGTCTCAAAGGTAGATGCGAGATTGATGGCGCTGCCGATGGTGCTCTTAAAGATCGACTTAGCACCTTCCCATAGGGCAAAGCCTCCGGCGACACTCAGGATAGATCTGCCCAGTCTTTTGAATGCACTATCTGATTCATTTAAAGAGGCACTGACGGCGCGGGTGCGCTGACTTGCGGTGGTGAGTGCCGCATTGACCTTTTGTAACTCCTTTTCAAAGCCCGCCTCAGCAAATGTGACTTGTGGCAGCATACGCTGTAACTGTATCAGCTGACCGCGTCGATCTTGAAGTTGCTTTGTGCTGAGTTTCATATAGTCAGTGGCCAAGAGCTTCTTGCTGATAGCGGCTTGATCATTGAGCGCTTTATTGAATTCTTCGGTGCCGGCGGTCAGTTTTTTCATCTGTGCCACACCGGCGGCGGTATTGCGCAGCGTGGACTGATAGGCGGCGCTTTCCTTTGCGTCAATGGTTATTATTAATTGCGCTTGATCTACGCGAGGTTGTGACATATTATTGATATTATTAATGCAATAATAAAGGGTATCCTACTATATTTTTATGACAGTTTGAGCTGTGATTTTGCCTCCTCCAGCATCACAGGCATGAGCTCGTCAAGAAGCTCGTAATAGAGTCTATATTGCTGCGATCCTTTCAACTTAACATACCACTGGCGGCGCTTGAGTCTCGATCTCTTTTTGCTGATGCCCCACGCTATATTGTTGATGATTTGCTTTTCCGGCACGAAGCCTTCTTTGTACTTATAGGTTGTCGGCCCTGTATATCCGCTCATCAACTTGCTGAGGTTGCGTCTCACCCAGTCTTTCACACGCTCCATGCCGTGCGGGTCAAAGTCTTTATCTCGTCGCAATGAGCTATTGCGCATGTCAAAGTATCGAAGATAGCTCTGAAACTGCAGCATCACCTGTGCTCTGTCTTGACCTTCTTTTCTTGACGGGATCGAAAATGATCGAGCGCCCGTGCCGGTGTCGGTAGGCAGCCGCCGTGCACTACTCTGCAATGATGCTAAAAATTCAGCAGTCCACCTGTCCAGTACTTGCTCTATGATTTCACTTCTCTTTGACATATTAATATATTTATTATATAACAAAAGGGCACAAGCGTGCCCTTTTGTTGCCTAATATGAAAAACAGTTCTTTTTACTCCTTGACGGGCTTAGCTGCCGGAGCTGCTGCAGTGTCAAAAAAAGCACTCAATCGAGGGTCTTTTTTTAACCAGTCGTCAATCTGATCGGGCGTCCATGACTTAGGATCGATATTCCATCCATATACATTGATGTAGCATCTATCCGGATATTCAGGGCCAATGTACTTATATGTTTTACTCATAATGCTAATTTTTATACGTCTGCGGCGACGGTCAATGATACATTTTCTGCCACTTCATATGGTAGGTGGTTGCTGACCTCCAGTGTAACAGTGACTTCGTATCCATTACTGCCGTCATTGATCATGGGCTTGACGGTGATATAGGCACCATCTACGATATCGCCGATCAACCATCTTTTTTTGTTCTTATCTTGAAATACGACGATATACTCGCAACCCGCTAAAGAAGTGAGAATTTCAGACTTCGCTCCTTCCAGCTTGGGATGGAACCCCGTCAAGGTCACTGTCCAGCCCGGCGAGTCTGCATCGCCGACGGGAGCGACTTCAAGCGTCTTTTTGCTGTTAATAGGTGATAGATCCATCGCATTGAACGAACCTGCCGTCGGAGAAGATGCCATGGTAAATGCACTTGCTCCGGATATCACTCCTGAAGATGCGGCGGTTATTGCTGTGACTTCGTTTTTCTTTGTAAACCAAAGCACATTACTAATACCAGCGGCATTACCGAGACCGCATGTTTTTCTGATATTTTTTCCTGCTGCCATTTTATTTTTTTATATATGTTCTACAAATAGTGACGGGTGATTGTCGTAGATGGACTGCAAAAGCGTCTGATCGGCAGCCACCTCTGCGGCTGTGTATGTCTTGACAACGCCGTCGTCAACGACTTTGAATTTTAGCAATACAAAATCCACCGATTTAGGACTGCCGCCGTCCGTGACAGATACCGGTGACGGGTCTGTCAGTGTCGGCGGTGTCACGCTACGTGGGATAGTGTTTAGATTCGGTATTTCTTTTTTTATACTGACAATATCAGCATCGATACCATTAAGTGCCGATTCTGTCGCTGATTGAAAAGTTTCTAAAGCTTCCAGTCTTGATTCCGTTGACATATTTATTTATTTTGTAAAGCAGGGCGAATTGCATCGCCCTGCTCAGTATTAATTACCATTGGTCATTGACCGCGATGATATTGTCATTTACAATACCGAAGTTGACGCCGATTTTGAAGTCCATCCACATTTTTATAGATCGGTCTTCTTGCTCAAAGTTGAACGTATTAGAATCCCAGTCTGCATCGTATCCATAATGGATATTTTCTTTAGGCGTTATCAAAATGCAATTTTCAGGCACCCCAGGCAAGATGTGTACATTAGCAGTGCCCACTTCCAGCTCTACAGAGCCATCGGGTGCTTCGTAATACTTGCCATACTTGTCTCTGTAGTCCTGAACAAATTTGATACGATCCTTGGGCGACAAGAAGACGTCCACTGATCTGCCGAGATACGCATCGCCCAGTGCGGCATATACACTCTCGACCGCAGCGACGGCGTTAGAACTGGTTAACGCACCTGTGGTGGTTGCCGTCAAGTTTGTCGCTGTGATTTCATCCTGGATGATCACCTGAATACCATCAAAAAGTTTAATCAACTTGTCGGTACTTGCCGGTAAATTCGGGATCTCGGCACGCCAGATGGCATATTCCATTTCGCTTTTGATTTTGTCAAGCGCGGACTTGAGGATATAACCTTCAAAAGGCAAGTCCATCGGGTCTTGTCCTTTCTTTCTATACATCCCCAGGTAAGTGCCTTCAAAATCTTTTGGTATGATTTTTAAGTCCACCTTTGCGTCAGCGACGACCAGGTTTCTTGGTTTGAATTCTAAGGCATCTGCTACAGGTGCAAAAGTGGCAGAATACCTGGTGACCAGGTCATTTGTGACCAGCTGTGTGAGCAGCTTTTTCCCTTTGACGCCTTCATGTGCGGTGAATAATGGCGCTGATTGAAACCCGACAAAGAGCTCGCTGAGCAACTCGTCATAATAGTCTTGTACATAGGCCTGAAATGAGGCCGCATCTGTTAATTTGACTGATAAACTCATGTTTTTATTTTATATTATTTTTTTAAATAAATAAAGGGTGTCGCATCATGAGCGACGTGACAACCATTTCCGATTGATCGGATTCTTTTCGTATGCCTTCAGTTCTTTTTGGGCGGAGACCTCTTCATCACCGACTGCGTGATCTGCGGCGGGGCTATTTTCTACATTTGAGACTCGAGCCGAAAGAGCCTCTACCTGTTCTGTGAGCTTAGCAAGAAGGTCTTGCTGTGCTGACATCATCTTAGTGAACTCTTCGGTAATCTGTGCGCTCATAGCGACCTGCTCAGTAGTGGCAGGCTGAACGACTTCTTTTGATTCATTATTTTCCACGTTTTCTGTTTTTTCTGTTTCAAAATTTTCTTCAGCATTTCCCAGGCCTATGAGCGCCTTCAACTGATCTATTATACTCACTTTTTGAGTGATTTTATTCTTATAAAATGCGTCCAGTACCGGCCATTCTTCTGTGGCGAGGTGCTGCTCTATCTCCGGGCTGCTCAATACCCGTCGTACGGTCTCTTTCCATCTATCCTCTGTGCTGAATAGGCTATCTGTTGCTGCACCTTCATCCACAAGATCGACAGAGATCAACTCGTCAAACTTTAACAATACAGGGCCGTCAGCCTCGACGGGATCAATCCATCGCTGTGATTTTTCGTCCCAGTAGTTTACTTTTTTTTCAGCGCCATCGCTGCTGAGCTGATACTGGTACTTGTATGAAAATCGGATGGACGACATGATCACTTCCGGGTCTTCCTGCGCGAGATTCAGCACGTAAGATCCCAGTCCTGGAAGGCCGGGCGACTCGTCGGCGGACTCATAAATCGACAGATCGGCCCTTATGCTGGTGCCGTCGTCTTTGAAGTTTGAAAACCGGCCGAGACGCTTGCCGAGATTGTTCCAGTTGTGACCAAAGTTTGAAATCACACCATTTTTATGGCGCGACGCTGAACGCATGAGCGCCTTTGCAAAGGCATCATCCAGCATGTACTCGCGGGCATCTTTTATGCGGCCGCGATTCATAATGATCACAGACGTGATGGTACGTGAAGTGATATCAACATTATCAGACGTCGATACTGCTGAGCCGTTAGGTAGCTTAAATTCACATATATTGTTCATTATTGCTGATTTTCGGATTCAAAAATATATATTACTTGAAAATGGCTTTAGGACAGCCTAACATATTACAATTTTTTCTATATTATGGATATACTGTATTTGTTATTTTTTGCACATTAAACACTGCATTCATTAACGTTGCACTTGTGAACGTGCCTGCATTACGAATGGCAAAGAGTTCGATGTAGTCACTGCCTGCAAGGTAATATATAAAGTCCCTTGAAATTGTCACCATATTATCAGAATCATTGATGTAATTACGTGACTTGTTTGTACTCCTATATCCAATAGATGTGCCGTTCTTTTTTACATAGAAGTCCAACCCACCGACATACGCTCCCGACGTGTTGATCTTGTATGTCAATGAATAAGTGATTCGATATTCACCGGTCTCGGTTGACGGTATTGTTATCCTATCCGTTGACGTGTTGACGGTCAGGACGTTGTTCATAGAGGCGTCAAAATCAACTTTAAATTCTGATCCTGAAATTGAACTGTTGGTATAATCAGACGAAGTTCTATACAACTGCCCAAACTTCGCCACCTCTGCTTCTACTTTTATTACACCTCCATTTGTTGACGTCGTACCCGTTACAACCGTTCCTTTGCCTCCTTCCATCTTGACACCGTTACCTTGTGCCGTGCCGCCCGTATCATAATTTTGAACGTAATAATCAGATCCTGAATTTCTCACTCCGTTGTATGTCGTGCCGCCTGTTGCGTCTATCTTGATGACATTACTTGCAACCCTATTGACCGTTGTGTTAATACCATCTCTTATTATAACATCCGCCCCCGTCGATGATTCAAGATATACGTCTGTACCTGACTTTATAGAGTAGCTCAAATTAGTAGCACCACCCGTCGGTGTCTGCCATGACCATGCCCCTGAACCGTTGGATGTTAACACCTGACCGGCTGATCCGGGGCTGTTGCTACTACTGTAGATTGCGCCTCTGAATCTTGTGTCGCCGTTAACGTCAAATAGCCTTGTCGGTTGGTCTCCTAATCCTACCTTTTTACCTGAATTGAACGTGTTACTCATGCCCCAGTTGGTTAATTCAGACCCCCAATCGAACCACATACCATAAGAAGCTATTGAAGGGTTGCCGCTCACCCCGTCGCCATTAGAGACTGCAATACCATTGCCCGCCGTTATTGTGCGTGTCGCTACCGTGCCTGAACCGGTACGGGCAATAAGGCCGTTGGTGCCTAAGTTGTGAAGCGCTAAGGCTTGACCCGTTAGTCCTATTGTTCCGCTTGTGGTGATCGTTCCACCCGTGATGCCGTTGTTAGTGGCTATGCTTGTTACGGTGCCGCTGCCTATTGGTGGGAATGTCGCAAGCGTTCCGTTGCCTCTAATGTATTGTGCTGCCGTGCCGCCAGGATTGAACTCATGGGTGTGACTTGTTGACGTTACGCTGTTTGTTGATGATAGCGTAATAGCTGAAGGCGTGCCTAATGTCACGCTTCCTGAACCTGTGATTGTTGAAAAGTTCATACCATTGCCGGCTGCTACACTTGTGACCGTGCCTGAACCTCCCGTGCTATTAATTACGTACGGGTTGCCCGTCGTTCCTGTGCCACTGATTGAAATGTTAGTACCGGCGTTTATTTTCGTTTCGCTACCGTCTGCTGTATAGGTATTGTTAATTACATACGGGTTGCCACTTGAGCCGTCACCCGTTACATTGATGTCCGTACCTGCATTTATCTTTGTTTCGCTTCCATCCGCCTGCGTCACTGTATTAATCAATGTGCCGCCCGTTATGCTCAATCCCGTGCCTACAGTAGCCTCAACTACTTTGTTGTTGCTATCAAAGCCTGCTATCTTAGTTGCCGTGCCTGAAATGTCATCTATTGTTGCGTTGCCTCCTACGTGTAAGGTGGTGTTGATGCCTGAAATTGCCTTATTAATCCCCACTCTATTACTGCTAAAGTTACCGCCTATTAACGGAGACGATGTGCCGCTATTATCTATGTATAAGGTATTTGACCCCGTCTCATTATAGCCCGCTTCGTTTCCTATAAAGACATTAGACGTGCCACTCGTGTTATTATACCCTGCATTACTGCCTATTGCCACGTTAAACCCTACGGAATTGTTTTTAAAAAGACTAAACGCCCCTATTGCCACATTATAGCGCCCCGTCTGATTTAAGTTCAAACTACTATAGCCTATAGCCATGTTGTATGTGCCTGTGGTCGTGGTATTTAAAGCACCATATCCGAGTCCGATGTTACTATGTGCTGTGGTTGCATTGTATAGGCTGTTACCTCCTATGCCTATGTTTAAAGACCCCGTTGTCAATGAACTCAAAGTATTAACCCCGAGCCCGACGTTGTAGTAACCTGTGGTTGCATTTGTAAGGCTTCCATCGCCTATTCCCACGTTATTTGATGCCGTTGTTGCATTTTTTAAAGCATCATTGCCGATTGCGAGGTTATACCTTCCTGTGGTGTTACTTTTTAAAGCCTCCTTGCCGATCGCTACGTTAGCAACCCCTGTGGTATTATTTTTTAGAGCGTTGTCACCGATCGCAAAATTGTTAATCCCCGTTGCATTTTGTAACGTCTCCTTACCTATGCCTAAGTTCGTGCCCACATTATTAGCACCCCGCCACACTTTAAAGGTGTTCACCGTCAAGCCCTTTGTAATGGTATCCCATACAAGCTGTGGATCATGTCCTAAGCTATCCACCGCCGCCCAGTATGCTACTCGGGTGGGTATGCCAGATCCTTTGATGCCGGCAAGAGAATCTCGCAAGTGTAAGGTGTCAAGTATATAAGGCACAGCGTCACGATACACCTGGGTGTTTTGCTTTCCATTTGTGACAGGGATTTGATTTTTATCTGTGCCTTTTTGGATCTGCTTTAATTGCTGACCATAACTGCCGAAGCTGATGGTCATGAGGAGCGTAAGAAGGTATAATATTTTTTTCATATATATATTATTTTAATGTGTGTTGTTTGAAAATTTATGCGACTTGATATATCTCAACATATTCGCCAGGCTCGAGTGGCCAGTCTTCCGGCAGTATCAATTGATCGCCTTGTATGTCAAATGTATGTATCTCAGTGGGTGGCGGCGCCAGCTCTCTGATGATAGTATTCTGTGTGCGGTTGATGATGACTTTGTCGGGGTCGTAGTCATGGCTGAGCGTATAAGTGTAGCTGCCATCGCCGATGATGCGCTCCCGGAATAGCGATGCCGTCAGCAATATGCTGGTTCCATCTTTGTCGATGAAGTATTTTTCACCGCTGCCTGCGACGGTGACAAATTTATTTAAATTGAGAATATTGCCGGTCGGGAGTGGCGCTTCCGGTATCGGCGTGACCAGGACGGTGACGCAACAGCTTTCAAACATAGGCGTCTCCGGATCTGGAGCCGGTGACAGGTTAGGCTCGTCCGCTGCAGGTGGGACGCCACTCTCACCGGTCATATCTACCTCATCGAGCGATCCGAGAAATCGTTTTTTTCGATCTTTGCCCGTGAATGTCCACACATAACCATTGCTATCACCACCACGGCGGCCTGTGCTCATCTTAGATGAAAAGGTGGCGAAGTGTATCTGATGATCTTGACCATTTTTGTCTGTGGCAAATACGGCGACTTTCCTATCCATCAGCTCCTCGATGATGCGCTCACACACTGCGCGATATCGCGGCACATATACTTCGATGGATTTGACATAATAATCACCGGCGCGTGACAACTGATGTTCGTCTCGGATCTCGCCTGACCAGTTGCGATAGGCCACCTTGTATATGGTGGCAAGCGGATTGAGCACGCCATACTCATTGATATTAGCTGCGTCGGTAAATGACATCGAGCGCACGCCGGGTAGATTTTTAAGCCCGAGCTCACACAGCGATTTTACATCTTCGATATTTTTGATCATACTTTTGATTTTATACATTTATCAATGCGGCGGCAGCTTCTCTCACTATACGTCGCTCCGATATCCATCGCTGTGCCTGTTGTACTGCTCTATATACATTGCTGGCATGAATGCCATATTCTACTGCGAGGTCGTCGATGCGCTCTGATCTCGATCGCATGTACAGCCTCAGATTGCGCACTTGTCCACGTCGCCACATCTGCCTGGAGTCGTAAAGATGATCCGTGATGCGGCTGATGAAGATCTGAAACCGTCGCTCTTGATCTTCCAGCGTAGGCGGTGGCGGATTTTCTTTTGCAAAATTACGGACGGCGGCGAGGTCATCCTCTGACACATCCTGCATGATGCGTCTCTTGTGCCGCTGCCACTGCCGGAAGACAGACTCATAATTAAGATCATCGTCGTCGAGGTCGTATCGCTCAAAGAAAGTGCGTATGCCTTCACTGGCGGTATGGCCGAGGATCACCGCACTTTCTATCCATCGCATGATGCTCATCCTGTGCTCTTGATGCACCATATAACCGATCATGGCGCGGGCAGCGTCGCTGAGCGGCGGCATCTGTGGTGCTGAAATCTTGACACTATCTACCAGTAGCTCATGGGTGCGCAGGTGCTGATACTTATCTCTATACTTCATCCGGAGCTGACGACATAGCAAGGTGTGTGCGCCAGCCTTGATGAGTGCTGTGCGCTCGTCGCATGGGTACTCTGATAGGAGCATTTTTTTTGATAGGCGGCTTACCGGCAAGGTGATGATCATATATCTATTATTTTAACACTGTAAATATATTAATAATATATCATATATGTTATAAAAATGCGGATTATATAATTGTTATGTATTTTATTTTGTGTTTTGATTTGCGTTTTTTAATTGATTTTTCAATATTTTATCAGATTATACCTTTGTGGCAAATGGAATAGTCACCAGATCGCAATCTGCAACGCTCAATCCGCCGGACGTGACCGTTATCTTGATCGACTTTACAAAGTAGTTCATATTGCCGATGCGTACTTTATCAAATTCTTGATGATTCATAAGATCGGCCACCCGTAGGCGCAGCTTTCTTTTTACTATCTTTTTATATTTCATAAATTCGATCCAGTCGCGGGCATATGTGTTGTACATGCCTTTGTCACCGTCGAGGTGTAGTGAGTGATTGTAGGTCTCATCCTCGGTGGCGGGATCGTAGGCATTACTATTAGCGTATGGATACTGGCCCGAACCGCCGACGTAGTCTTTCATACCTCTATATATGGTCAGCCTGATACTGCTCAGCTCTGCATTATGCACAGAAACCTCCTCGTCGGTGGTATCCATATTCAGATCGATATTGAGCGGAATGTCAGCTCGTGGGATGCAGTATCGATATACGAATGCTAATGGAGATGGGCTGCCGGACTCCTGCCACATGGGTATGACCGGAATTTCCCACGATTCTCCACGACCGCCTACCTCGACTGCTGCAAATCGGTGCGACCACTTTTTCCATTGCTCATGCAGGAAAGTGCGCGATGGATCATAGCGCATGATCGTATTATCACGGATGACATGATAATACCCATCGATGAGCGAGTGGCTGTTGGGGTTGCCGCCTGGCTCATAATAATCAGTAATGACAGCGCCATCTGCTATGAGCGGTGCTGTGGTCACAAAATTATTATTAAAATACGCATCGCTGCCATCTGTGCCATACTTGATGGTCTTAGGCAATACATTATCCTGCTCTACTTCGTAGCCGTCCAGTGTGCGCGACGTCCAGTTGTGGCGCACGGCTGCCGCAAGTACCAGCTTGTAAGGTCTGATCGTAATGACCTTAGCGGTGTGATTGACAAAAAGTCCACAAAAAGCCCATTTTGCAATGTTCTTAAGAAAATCAGTGATCAGCATATCTTTTGGCAAGTGCTCATTATATCTGATTTTCCACTTATACACCAGCTCCAGATCATTGATCGATTTATTATTGAAAATGACAATCCGGCGCAATTCTTCATCTGTGCCTATAAAATCATTGACTAATGTATAACCGATTTGATCAGCGATCCGATCGAGTACATATTCTAATCGCAAAAAAGGCGTGATACAGGCATTGCACTGTCGGATAGCATCTGCTTCGGAATCAAAGCGCCAGCCGCTGATATAGTGATTCATCGTTCTGGAGCCGAAGTATCCATCGCTGAACTTCGTGATATTGTCCGTGCCTTCATATTCTTTATAAAGTGTTTCATTCCATACAGGGAAGAAGATAAATGGCTGATCCAGCGGATCGGTCGTAGTATGATCCATGATAGCGGCGAGATCCAGTGGCGGTGCCAGATTGAACACGCCCATGTCGATGTCTTCAAATTTGAGGTTATTCTTATTTGAAAGGCCATCTACTATAAAGGCAACATTGCACGTGGTCTCGGTGGCTTTTCTGACGAATAGGCGGCCCGTACGATATGGAGCGCCGACGCTGGCACCCTCGCCGATGTACAATACTACATTTTCAATAACTACGGGCGTGGTATATGCGTCGATCCGGTCAGGATATCGGAGCAGCTTGCGATTGGTCACCGTCAATGGCAGATCAAATGGATAGGTGAATGAGCCCAGCTGAATAGATGGCTCACCTGTCACCCATAGCTCTGTATTGATCTCCAGCGTCAGCTGTGTGGAGGGTAACATGTCGAGAAATGTGGTTCCGATTTTCAGTCCAAATGCCATGCGTTATTATATATTAAATGTATTGAGCGACGGTCGGTCGTCGAATACCATGGTAAATTCAAAGGATTGCAGATCTTCCTGCATGTCCACCAGCGTGGCTTCACTTTCCATGATGGTGACGCTGTGGAAGGTCTCGCGGATCATGTCGATGTACCACACATGAGAAGCTAAGAATAGCTGCTGCAGGTGGCGTATGTAGTGCCTATTTTGATATCCAGTGTTCATTTTCCATACTTCGGCACCACGTGCATTTTCGTACAGGCGGAAGCCTTCTCTAAAGGATCGCCCTCTGACGCGTGCATAATTGATTTCATCTTTTTTGCCCTTGACGCCTATCTGATGACGGCCTGAGCAACGGATCACTTCACATCCGCCGATGCCATTTTCATACATCAAATACTGATCATACTCGGTGTCGTGGTCATCGAGCTGATAGGATATCGTGTGCACAGTGCCATTGAGCGTCACTCTGACCACATAGCTGTTGAGATCTTTGGCGGGATCGACGTGCGTATCCATCGATCGGGCATTCCAGCCTACATTGATCCAGGCAACCTTGCGCGTGCCCATTGCGACCGTGCCCAGCGATACATTGTCTGATGTGTTGTCCATGTACAATAGCTCTACATCAATAGTAACGGATGCGCCATTGTGACTATATATATATATGTATTCCGGCTGATTTTTTCTGATCTCTTTGATCGCCACAAATCCATCCATCGTGTGATAAGAATGCAACAATACGTCTTTGCCGGATGCGCCGATACCCCACCAGTAAGGCGTTGACCCGTATATCATAGTATAGGATCCGATGCTGAGGCCAGGTGCTTGCTTGGATGCAGGCGTGCCATACATATTCTTGTGTTCAATATTGATAAATACGGCGGGATGGTCAAGGATACCGGACGAAGCCGTGCCCATCGAACCGTCGGCAGGTGGCTCAGGATAGCAGACGGCCAGTCCTGACAGATCAAGATCGGCCTTGCGGGTGGCTAAATCATATGGCGCCATAAATTCACAGAGAAACTGACCGCCTTGTTTGATTTCAAAGTAAGCTGAGAGATTATCCTGCTGAGGCTCACCGGCACCATTGATGAGCGTCGTTTCTTCCACTTCTATCCAGCATGGATCGCCGAGCCAGTTGACTGCTTTCGGTGTTAATGTAAATGTCGCCATCGTATTTGTATTTTCTTAAAAAAAAGGTTATGTCCAGTTGGTCTCGATGTAGCAATCATCATCGGTGACGTCGGTTTCTATTTGGAATTCAAAGCGCCAGCCCTGATCGTTGTCATTGCCCAGTGTTGCGATCGCATCCATCCGGACACCTCTGATATCAAAAAGATTGTCGTGTACGGTCATGCGCCATAGTATCTCACGTGCCAGGTCAAAGGTTGATTCGAGATTAGCTCTTGCGGTCTCGGGATCATGCACGGCTGCATTATTATGAAGGACGACGAGCGATCCTTGATAGATCTGCCGCACCGAGTCATTATCGCCTTGATATATGACGGATGGGGTCTCGATCCATAGGCACGGATAATCAATCGTAGTGCGCTCCATCTCGAGGATCTCCTCATAATCGCCCATCACGACGGACTTTACATTGACATGGCTTTCGCCCAATGTTTTTAAATAATCTAAGAATTCGCTATATTTCACTTATATATTATTTTTTTGAATACATCAAATGATTACGTATCGACTGGTGCTTCCGGCATTGATGATTTTGAAGCGTCGGCTTCGGATTGCTTGACCACCATGTACGATAATACCTCATGCAGGGTCGTGTCCAGTACGTGCTCATAATCGCCAAAGACCCCATGCTCCGCCACCTGCATGGCGACGGCCATCCATCCCAGATTGTGCGATGATGAAGGCTCTCCGCTGAATATACGGCTGCCGTATAGATCATGTATGAGATGCTTCGTGCCGATAGAATAAATGTATGCGCCGCAAATCATGCGCTGCACCCCTCGACGCTCTATATATTGCTGCAGAATCTTAGCCTCTTGCGATACCTGTGCACGTGATATCAGTCTCATCCGCATATCGTCTCGCTTGATAGCGTCTTCTTTATCCTTTGATCTGCGGCGATAGAGCAGGGCCGTCAACTCCAGCATATTGCCCTCTTCCATATATTCGTGCATATACATGAACTCGCGAACCGTTCCTGTGCGAAAATCTGCAGGCGGCGCTACATAATGCAAGGTCATCCACTGCCATGCCTCGAGTGGAGCTACGTCCATGTAGTCATAGGTCAACTCCCACGCTCTCAGGATGTCGCTGAGCTGCGTGGCATTCATGCGGCGTGACCAGTCAGGATGCTGTGATAATAGATACTGCAGCTTCAACTCCGTGTCGTCACCCTTCATCACTGCCGCAACAAATGAGGAGCTATCCCACACAGCGGCAGGTAGCTCACTCATTTTATCAGGAAGGATGATAGAGGCTTCCTGCGCACGGTGACTTACGGAGAGCGTCATATATTACTTATCGGCCGATGGCGTCGGCTTAGGTGATTTTGCAAACCATTTGATGACGACCTCATACAGTGAGGTAGAGAAGAAGTACGATATAGCGCCTACCCATACATCGCCGAAGCCCAAAGTCACTCCACCGGCGATGACGAGGATAGCCCATACCAGTACGCGATATACTCCTGAGTCGATCTTATTCAGGCCCGGAATAAAGGCACTGAACCATCCACCCAGTGTGATCAGGAAAGTATAGATGATGGTCTCCTGCTTGAGCAGATCTGTCCAGCTTTCCGCGCCTTTGATACCGTCCACGATATCGCCCGGATTAGGTATCTGAGCGTAAGCGACCGCCGCCAAAATGACCAGCAGAAGCATAAGAATAAATCCTTTTTTCATGTTTTACGATTTTTTTTTTGATAATAAATAATATGCATTGATGATTTTATACTCTTGAGAATCCACAGGTATCGCATTGCTCAGGCGTGAAGTACAGATCCGCCTCTTCTTTACGACGGCGCACCAGGCCCTCCATCCGCCTGCCACCGGCATTGACCCACTTCATAAATTCAACACGAATGCCCGGACTGCCAGGCGCAGCATTGATGACTTTGAGTAGTGTGCTCTTCCTGAAATTGCCGATGCCTAAATTGTACACAAATGAGCACAGGGCTGAAAATCGATTGCCATTGAGCTTTACTTCCAGCAATCGGCGCACATCCATCTCTACTCTGATGAGGTGCATGCGCAGTAGTGCCGTGGCTCTTTCTTCTGAGATCGGCGCATCTTTCATAGTGACGCGCTTGCTGGTGTCAGGATAGACAATAGTGCCGTATCCGATCGTAGGGATGCCCACCGGGTCGAGATAAGGGCGCGGGCGGAATCCTTCCCATCGCTTGATCAGTGCTATGCCTGCCTCATTAATCGTCTGTGCTGCCATATTGATCGTACTTTTTAGCGTCATTAAGGTCAATATCTGTCGGCACATCTGTGGCCGGTGTATGATGCTTAGGAAATAGGCGCTCCTTGATGGCGTCCATCCATCCGGCGCCGATATCTACTCCTGTGAGCCTGTGATAGTTTTCCATATTACTTTTCAGCTCAGCAAATGCAATGATCGCACTCACTGCCTTTGTCATCGGTATGTCAGGGATCCACAACGTTTCAAAGCCATGCGACAACATGATGGCGATGCCTGCTATGACGATCTTCTCGAGGGTGCGCCAGATACCATTTGAGGTGATCTTCTGGTTTTCTTTGAGCGAAGCCAGCACACCTGTGATGCTGTCGGCCATAATAGCGGCGACCATGAAGATCAGGTATCCGGATACCGGGGCGACAAAGGGCAAAATCTGATCAGTGATGATCGAGATAATGCCCACCCAGGTACTTTCCATTAGTCGTTTCATGTATTTTCGCATTGATTTATATATTAAATAATAAGCAAATATATTAATGAATGACGCTACCGGATAGGACAGAGACCTCCATCTGAGACCTTGCCGCAGATCGTGCATGCTCGCATCGTGCCTAAGACGTCATCTTCATAGTCTTGCCAGTCGTGTGTACAGGATGAGCGCAGATAGTCGATCAATTGATTGCGGGCTTCGATTTCTTTGAGGGCTTGATCATTGCGCCGCTGCATCTGAGCTATCTCATGGCGGATGATCTCGTCTTCGTCAGATGGATGGATAAAAGAAGCTGTAGAATGAGGGTCAAAAGCTTTGATTTTTGCTGTCATTTTTACATGATTTTAAGGTTGAAAAAAATATATGTCGCTCCACAGGTAACCCCTTTTTTTGACGCAACCGCGCAACCGGGGGATAAAAAAGCACTTAATTAATTGAATATCAAAGGAATAACTGAAACGCAACCGCGCAACTTTTGGGCTTCTGGTTGCGCCATTTTTCGCAACCTTCAAAAATGGCGCAACCGTTGCGCCAAAATCATAGGGAAACGCAACCAAAACGCAACCAAAACGCAACCAAGATAATACACTGATATACAATATATTAAGGGGTGATTTTATGGAAACTCGACCCTTTTTTGGCCTCTGGTTGCGTTTTTTCAACATATATCTACTTTTGAAAAAAAATGAATTTTTTTTCGCCTAAAAATAGGCATTTTTCAGGGTATTCCGATATAAACGACAATTTAATGTTGTAAATATCGGCATTCATGCCGCTGAAAACACAAAAAAACAGGTGACACTCCGAAAAGTGCCACCTGCTGAGCGCGGGTGTACAAAAAAATAACCTATTCAAATGGATTTTCAAACAGGTCGCCATCCAGTGACGGCTTCTCTTCATTAGGTATGTTTTCAGGATTATACGGCGGCGTCGAGGTGTCGACTTTTGTGGCGTCCGGCTTAGTGAAAAAAGTGGTTTCTTCGAGCTCCACATCTGGCAGCAGCTCGAGATTGAAGACGATGCATCGTTGTGGCTTGTCATTGATCTTTTTAGCCTTCATCTCTCCTACCCACGACCGATGCTGTCGCATATAGCGCATGAGTGTATGTTTGTCCACGACCCGCGGCAGCATGGAGCGGCCTTCTTTCATATACATGGTGTGCGCGTGATTGAGCCTCAAGAACAATAGTTTGCTTTCGCGATCAAATACGACGTCGCGGGTTTCGGTCTCGGTGACTTTGACCTTGACCTGGCGATGATATTCTACAGCATAGTGATCATCGCTGATGCCTGATCCATTGCGCTCTTTGCCCATGGTGATCAGATATACTAAAATGCTGAAGAAACCGCTCAGCTCGTCCACTCCTTCTACAGCTCTGCTCTGCTCTTGCATACGCACGACGCACATGTCGAGTATCTGTGGCATGGTATATGGCATAGGCACTTTGTCAGCTATGAGCAGATATACGGTGGCGATCATCGAAAAGTTATTCATCACCCGATCACTCGGCATGGTGGTGGGCTGGAAGCAGCTCCGCAGCAGGTCTCTGACTTCTTCCATTTTGTCAGCAAAGCGCTGCTCTACATACTCGCGATGTGAAAAAATCTCAGCAGCGACAAAGGCAAAGATGCCGTCATTTGTCCATTCCTTAAATTGCTCTCCGTATTGCATCGATTTCTTGTCGCCATAATACTTATCAAATGACAAGGTGATGCATCGCTCGAGTAGTGCCGGATCATGCCCCGGTAGGATCTGACCGCTGATGATGCACGCATTGAGCACAGGTGTACTCTTTGTCTTATTGTTGTTAGTCATTTGACCGGTGACACGTCCGAAGCCGTCAGCGAAGTTCTTTAAGGCTTCCTGTTTTTCAGGGCTTACTTTTTCAGAATACTCTTCATACCATACGATGGCGTTGCGGGTCTGAGCGATGCGCCTGTAGAATGCCACCTGGCTTGATGATACAAGATGCACGGCGCGCATGGGCTTGCCAAATATGCCAGTGATGATCTGCGCCATGAATGTCTTTCCGGATCCGGCAGGGCCGAATAGATTGAGATGCGGAAACATCGAGTACCGGCGATGCAATAAATCACGATGTACCGATGCCATGACATAGCACAGGGCGATGGACGCATTGTCGCCAAAGACACGGCTGAACCCTTCGGCCCATCCTTTGAGGTCGCGTGGCGCACGGCTGCCTGATGGTGGTACTTCCCAGCGGAAGTGCTTTTCAAGTTCGTGATCATAGTCTTCATCCTTACTTACATTGATCTTACTCTCACCAGGCAACCAATAGCTGGTCTTGATGCCGTCGCTATCTTCATACTCGACGATGCCGTACTCATTGACCTCACGCACTTCATTAGTGCCTGGCAGTGTGATGCCATTGCTCCATGCGTATATGCCGGATCGAGGCTGATATCCCATCGTTTCGATAGGTGTGACCTCGCGCATGTCGTTATATATCCATTCTCTTATTTTGACAAATTGAGCATCATTGCCTTTGAATATGAATGACCCCAGCATCTCTGTAGCGCGCCTGAATCCTGCTAAGGTGACAAAGTCGTCAGAATTCATATTGACTATTTTTTTAAAGCCGTATTTATTGACGATCTCAAATGCGCGCTGTGCGGAGTCGCCGTAGGAAATTAAGAATAATGGCTTGACGACAAAGTTTGAAATCTCGATGCCGTTGTGGTCATAATATCGATGTCCATCTTCGTACACGCCATAGAGCATCTTTGTATGTTCTTGCTCACGCGTGAGCTTTGATTTTTTATCAAGTCTGGCGGCGGCTTCATCTTTGACTGCATTTTTGAGCACGGTGGCTGTCACGTCGATCATCTTGCTGATGGTAGAATAGTACTGGGTGCGCACCTGCTCGCTCTTGATGTCTGCGAGCAACTTTGCAGCGGTGCTGAGCACAGCGGCGCGCTCATGAGGGCCTGCCTGTGCCATGTCGCCGCATTCTTGCTGCAGTATCCACTCGATCCCATCGACCACTTCCAGCGCTCTGAATGCGTCAAGTCCTTCTCTTGTGATGTAGCTCGCAGGATCATCGCCCGATGGTATGATCTTGACCTTTGCGTCCATCTGTGCGGCGATGATGATCTGCACGGCCTTAGCGATAGCGCCATGACCGGGCTTGTCTCCATCCGGCAAGACGATGACCTGATCGGCACATGTGGCGATGATAGCGGCCTGGTCAGCAGTGAATGCCGTGCCCATGGAGCATACTGCATTATTGATGCCGGCCTGATCCAGCATGATGACGTCGGTAGGCCCTTCGCATAGATAGGCCATGCCTTTGTCTGCTATGTTGCGCCACTGCTGATTGAAGCCATAGACGTACTCGCCTTTAGAATAGATGATAGACTCCGGACTGTTGATGTATTTAGGCGTTTTTTTGTCAGCGTCGGCCTGTAGTATGCGGCCATTGTAGGCGATGACACGACCGTCACGGTCGAACAAAGGGAAGATCAATCTGGAATGGAAAAAATCATAATACCCGTTATTGTGCTTGCTTTCTTTGAGTAGGCCTGCATCAATGAGTGCTGATCGGTCGGGCCAGGTGGCACTGGCCTTAGATAGTGACAGAGCATCGCCGGTGATGACGAGACCCCACTTTTTTAAGGTGGTAGGCTCATACACTTTGCCGGCGAGCTCCGTCGCAGCGTCAATTCCTGTGATACTGCTTTTTTTGACATAGTAGTCATGCGCCTTTTGCACTGCGGTGATCATCAAGTCCCGTGCTGTGCGTTCTTCTTTTTTCTTTCGTATGTAGTCTGCCTTATTGACTTTAGTGTCATATATTACAATCTCACCGCTGATCTCAGCGAGCTCTTCGATGGCCTCCGGATAGGTGACGCCTCGGTATTCCATAATAAATGATGCAGGGCCTACACCACCGCGCCCGGAAGAGAAGCACTTCCATATACCTTTGCTCATCGACACCATAAAGGATGGCGTCTTTTCGTCAGTAAATGGCGAAAAGGCTTTCATATTGCTACCGGCGCGCTTGAATGTGATGCCGGCGACGCGCTCAATGACAGCGACGAGGTCTGATCTGGCGATTATATCATCAATATTAGTTATCACAGGAAATCAACTTTAATATATTATCAAATCAATACATTGCGGATGAGGAAGATCAGCAGCACGGCATACAGTATCCAGTGGACTACTTTCAATTCTTGCTCTTCGCTCCATTTTATCATTTTCATATTGTTAATATTTTTATTTAATCGCCTAATAATCTTATTATTTCCTTTTCTTTTGCCGATAGCTCCCATTCTATAACATTCTCTTTATCCTTTGCCGATAGCTCCCATTCTATAACATTCTCTTTATCCTTTGCCGCTGCTGTTGCCGCTGCTGCTTTGTCAGAACAAATGAAGCCTGCTCCGAAAATGCTTTTTTTATGTACCTTTTGCGCATCCATGCCTTTATAATGCATTACATCTTTTTTATCAATCGTGATGCTAATGCCTTTTTCTACACAGTAGGCAATTTTGCTAACCGTTATTATATTGTCAGGATATACATATTTAGGCAGGTTTACTTTATTTTTATCGTTCAGCTTTTTAAATCTACGATTAAGGTCTGCCGCTCCTATTATCTTGACATCTCCGAAAAGGTTGCTTAAAAATGATGTTTTTACATTTGCATTATTTTCATAAATTATATCTGCACTTGCAACAATATGCGTGCAGTCTATATCGGCGGTAAATAATGTCAGGTGTGGTGCGAACAGGAAAAACTTTACATTATTTTCAATATAAAACCTGCATATTTTCGTGATAATCGAAAACGGCGGGTTGTCAATAACCACCATGTCGTCTGTATATTCTACCGCCTCATAATCCCCACCAGGATAAAATGGTCTTACAATCTTTTTCCCTTCCAGTGGATACTTTTCATTGACATACTCAAGAATTATATCCATCACTTCCGGTGGTGTGTAACAATCGTCCGTCGTCTTTTTGACTTCAAACTTTTCTAAAAATCCTTCGTAATCGCTGAATAAATTTGGCTTTTTATTATCTTTTTGAATCATGACCTTTTGCTCATTTCCGAAAAGGTCAACTATTTTATAAAATGAACCATTATCCCTTTGAATTTCTTCGTTGTGATTGATGGTCATCGCATATTTTTTAATCTGTTCCATTATTAAAATCACATTATTTTTACGTTGTCAATGCCGTACTCATCTCTAAGGAAGGCGGCTATCCTGCCGGCCATGATATATTCTTCTTGTCGCATGAGCTCAAAGTACTGCACAGAAAGTAAGGAAATCATAAATCTTTTTTGCTCAGCCTCGATCTCCCATATCTTGAGCAGGAGGACTACAGCAACTACGGCAATAAGTAGTATGACGGCGAGCAGCATGGCGATGATATTCCATTCCATAAGTAGTGAATATTAAACCAGTTCGTAATCATCCATGCCGACACTGGCGCCATAGAATAGCACCTTTTTACCTGTGCGGGTGGCGTGTTCAAATTCCATCGATGCGTCGCGACTCTTTGTCCAGTCCGGCAGCATACATATAGCGTCGCAATCGTCAAGTGCTGATATGCAAAGTCGCATGGCCTCCTCATGGCTGATGCCAAAATGAATACCTTGAAGGTTCAAGGGATTGACAACGTCGTCCACCTCGGTGCGGCAGTACATAGAGAGCTCTGCCTCTGCAAATTTGTTGACGCAAGCCTCGACGGGCTCGCCGGTGATTTTACCACTGATAAAGATTTTCATATGTAAAATGGTTTTGTTTGATGTTTTATCAATTTTGTTAACATGTTTTTCTTACGTGTTAAGGATTTTGGCGTATATACGGACGTTACCCGCAATGCTAAAACAGCGACACGGATACACCATTAAGCAGTTTTTTAGCGGTTCGACAATATTCGGCTTCGACTTCAAAACAAATGAAATTCCGCCCTATTTCTTTACAAGCCCTTGCAGTTGAAAAACTACCAGCAAAAGTGTCCAAAACTAAATCGCCTTTGTTGGTGCTTTTTTCTATCAAGTGCCTTAGTAGGTTGGTTGGCTTTTCGGTTGGGTGATTATCAGTTGGCATCTTTGCACACTTAATCACGTTGCTACTTCGCCCACCATTTAATTTTTTGATTCCGTTACTACAAAATATAATCAGTTCATATTTCGGGGCGTAATCCCCAAGCAAATCACCGCTACCGTGATTATTCTTTTCCCACACCAAAATATTTTTCACATTAAAATACGCCCCTAATGTTTGCTTAAAAACATCAATGTTATGCCAACTGCAAAAAATATAAAGGTGGGCTTCGGGCTTGCATACCCTTTTTAGTTCCTTGCACCAATCACCCAACCATTCTAAATCGGTATCGTTTTGGATACTTTTGTGTTTCTCCTTTCTTCGGTTGCTTCTGTATGCCATTCCATAGGGCGGGTCTGTTAATACAAGGTCAATCGTATTATCAAAAACCTGCTTAATTCCCTCTTCCCAATCAATGCAAGCCACTTCATTAACGAAAGGGAGCACTGCGGGTAACACGGGTTTTGCGTCAGGCGGGCTGACGTGCAAGTTTTCAGGTTCTGTACTACTATTTATCAGTGAATTAATCATGGCTGCGTTTAGCCCCGATACGTTATTAAAATGGCGCAGGTATTAAGTCTGCTAAGTGCTTCTCTCCCCGAAGGTGCGCAACCGTCACAAATACTTCCAATAGTTGTGACAAACAACCGGGTGTGAGTGCGTCCTGCGCACTTAACAGCGGGCTGGATGCATCCACCCACTGAATCCGTTAGCCACCCGGTTGTCAAACCACTGATTATTTTAACATGCATCAATTAACTTGTTGCATTTATTACAAAAACAATGCTGCCCGGAATCCCAGTGTTTGTCTGGATTTTCACATAAACAAAATCGCTCCCCAAATAAGGCCAATATGTCATCAGCCAATGCTTCGGCGTAAATGCGTCTTGTGTAAATGCGTTCCATTATCATTTTTATAAGTTCTTCTCTGTCCATGCCACTAAGATACAACATCCTGATCCCAATTGTCAATACCTGGGGCTAATTTAGATTAATTCCAAATATCATCAATATCAATGGAATGTTCTTCCAGCGTCTGGCGGAGCACTTCCCATGCCGTCTCGTAGTCGTAGTCGGTTTCTTTGAACTGCCGCCAGCCGTTGTAGACCAGCTCCCATATCGCACATGCCATGTCGTCGGCTTTCGCCCAGCGCATAGCCTGCTGGGGATCGGTCGTTGTAAATGTGAAGACGTTGGCGGATGTCACCACGTCTATTGCTTCTCCGATCTGTTCCGGTGTTACCATCTCTCCTTTGCCTCCCTGGCGCCATTCATTGTGGCGTATCAGGATGTCGATGGCTTCGGCTTGGGTCATTGTTTTCATGGTTAAATGGGTTTGTGGTTAGTAATATGGCGGGTAGGGGGGTGTTATGTGCAACCTTAAAAAAGCACGCATTGCCGTTTGTGGTTCTTGAATCGTTCAACTGCCGCTCGAAAATAGTCGGGGTCAATTTCAATGCCGACAAATGTCAGGTTCTTTTTATCTAAGGTGTTTGCTTTGTCTATTGCTATTGCAATGCTTCCACTTCCTAAGTGGGTGTCAATAATCTTATCGTTTTCATTTGCATAGTTATTAAGTAACCATTCATAAAGTTGTATCGGTTTTTGTGTCGGGTGTATGCGTTCCTCTTTATTTTTCATATTCTGTTGAAGCATACCGTGCCAAGTAATATTTACAAAGTCTATTTTTTGCAACCAACTCAAATAAGCAAGTTCTCCTGTGC